GCTGGACCAAGATGTCCATGATGGCTTTGACTTGCGGGATGAACTAGGCGACTGCTTGGTGGTGTTGATTAACATTGCGACGCGTAACGGGTTTACGCTGAAGCAGGCGCTAACGGTCAGCTACAACAAGATTAAGGACCGAAAAGGGCAGATGCGCCACGGCATCTTCGTCAAAGAGGAGGACTTGTAGGGAGGCATGGCGCCCGCCGAGTGTGTCGCTCAGCGGGCGCTGCTCTTATTCCTCGTCTAGCTTATCAGAAACGGCCTTATATATTGGACCAATTAAAGGCATCCTTTCAAGCGTTTCGTTAGGCACAACTTCCCCTTTTGTGAACAAATTAGATACGTCTTTCATCAAGCCTTCAACGACCGGAACAACAGGCAGAAAGTTAGAAGTTATTTGTTCGTACGGATTTTGCGCAAACAAATGAGCAGCGTATTGGTTGCCTCCAAACGCACCAATAGTAGGAATAGACATCATTTGGTAGAATGCCAGCATAGGAACATTCCCGTAATCAGGCGACTCTCCTTTTAATATTTGACGCGACTCGTTTACCACCCCGTAACCGCCGCCAGAAACCAAGAAGTACGCAAGCATATCTTTAAGTGCTTCTTTACGCTTAGCTTTATCGCGGGTTTTTAGACCAGCGCCAACCCGTTTACGAATAAGCTGTAGCTGCGTCATGGCAAACCCCTTGAGCATGTAAAGTATACGCACTTGCGGCAGGCTTAGCTGTTTTAAAGAACTACTTGCCGAGCTTATCGGCTGCAGATCAGACAAGTTAATAAGGGCCAACTGCTTAACAAGATCGTTACTGGTGTCTTTGTTTTTAAGGGCCTCTTCTAGCTCTGCAATTTCAGCACGATTAAAAGTATATCGCCACTTAGCGCGCCACTTGCTTGCATCAGCAGCTAACTGGTTAAACTCCTTTCCCAGCGCTGCGGACATAATTTTACCTTTAGCCCAGCCGTCCATGCCTTTAAAGCCTGAATATTTCATTGAAAAATCAACAAGCTTTTGAGAGCGGTCTACGGCCCAGTCTGCTAGCGTGCTGTTTACAAAAGACCCATCAGCCCTTTTAGCTCTGTTCATAATTTCGCTGTGAATCTGCTGGGCTACCCCTACGTCTTCAACGGAAAGTTTAAAGCCGTTTTTATTTGCAAGGGCTTCAAAAGTTTCTCGTCTACCGTTTGCCCAAGCGCTATTAAATACGTCATGAAACTGCAAGGCTGCGCCGTATGGGTTTCCGATAGCAGACGCGTAGCCAACATTACGCAGCGCTTGCAGCTCTTTAGCCATACTGCGCTGGCTTCCCCAAACTACTTGGTTGTAAATTTCAACAGCGTTGCCTACTTCTTCGTCGCCAAGCCCAGAACTTCTTAATACGCTTTCAAGACGTTTCCCAAAGTAGCTGCCTTTTGCTATTTCGGCCAGCTCTTCTGCGGTCGTGGCGGCCTTAATTCCAAGAGCTTTATTAACCTCGTTAAGCTGAGCGTGCGAGCGCATCCAGTAGTGATGCGAGTCTACGGGGTTCATAACAGGAGCTTCTTCGCCCACTTTAGACAAACCCGTACCGTCAGCATTTAATCGTGCAACTTTAAGTTTTTGCTTAGCGCTAACATCAGCCGTAGACAAACGAGAAGCTTGTTCTGCGGCTTTACGCTCAGCTTCAAGCGTTTCTAAAGTTTCTGTTGCTAAATCTGATTTTTTGTCTGTCCTATCAGCAGCAATAGACATGTAACCACGGTTTCGCTTAAAGCTTTGCGTGCCTTTGGCAATATCGTTAAGATAGCTTTCTTGTTCTTTAATAAACCGTCTAAAGTTATTAAACCCTTGCTTATCATTAAGCTCCCTACGTACAGCGCGTAACGCTACAGCGCGCTGCTTTGCAGATAGCTCTGGGTTTGCATAATCTGCAATAGCCGCTTTAAGCAGAGGAGCGTTAGGAGCCGCTTCAATAGAATCGCGTAGCTCAAACATTTTATTTTTTTCAAATAATTGGTCAATCTTGTTAATTACACGCTGTCCGTTAATAGCTCCCCTGTTTAGCCTAGCTGAAAACGGCTTGCTTACCTTTTTCTCTGCGTAGTCTTTAACAGGCTGGAACCACTTGTCAAACCCGTCTTGCACTTCCTCAATCTTAGGGCGCAACGCTGTCATCATGTCGCCAGTGGTATCGCTAAGAGCTGACACGGCGTCCCGTCCTGCCTTAGCTAATGAAGGCGACACGGATTCCGTAGCCTTAAACGCAAGCTCTCCAATATCTTCCGCAACATCTTTTGCTTTAATGGCTGTAGACTGAGCCGCCGTAGACACACGATTCATAGCAGCGTCGGCTAGCTCTCCAAGCGTCTTGCTTTCTGGGGCGGTGCCCCGCACCAAAGAGCCACCAACGGCGCCCGCTGCGGCTCCTAAGCCAGCAATAAGCACGTCTTGCATACCGAGAGAGTTAATGCGCTCACCGATGTCGCCTTGCTTTTCGCCAAGCGCATACGTGCTGCCCTCTACGGCACCGACCGCAGCGCTTGCCGCAGCATTAGCAGCACGTGTGGTGCCTGCTTTACCGGCTAGCTTGGCCGCTCCTTTCAAAGCAGCAGCACCAGTAAGCAAGCCAGTGCCGACACCGCCAGCAACCTCAGCCGCCAGCGCAATGCCTGGACTTTGTTCTTGGAAACGCTGCTCTACGTCTTGCTGTCGAGCAAGCATCTTGTCAAAGGAAGCACTAAAGTCCTCTTCGCCCATAACAGATGCTTCTTTACCAAGAATGCGGGCACGCGTAGAGTCAATTGCAGCAAGGGCCGCAGAAGCTGCTTCATCGCCAAAACCAAACAGCAGACCATCAAGAATCTTGGTGCCAAATCCTTGAATGTCTTCAGATACTGTAGTCTGGTCTGCCAAGTTTAACGCAGCAAGCGCAGTCTCTTCGTCCGGCGCATCGACTTCATACTCTTCGCCGTCAACAGTAATTTCATAGATAGGCATTAGCTACCCTTCTTTCTAATCGTAACCTGCTTTCCGCTTACGGTGCGTGTTTCGGTGCCAAGGAATTCGTCTACAGCGTTAGTGCCCAGCCCCATTGCTTGCCAAATAGAGCTATCACGTCGTCGCATTTCTTCAAGGACAATATTACGAATACCTTCTACGTCCGTTACGCCATCAGCAGCAGCACGTGCCGCCAAGTCGGCCAAAGCTTCTTCATTATCAAGAATGTCGCCAGCAAGGTCTTCAACATCTTTGTCAAAAAAGTCAAACCACTGGGAACCCTCACGCTCCAGCTGCCGAAGCACTCCTGGCACAGCGTCTTTAACAACACCATAAGACAACGCTTTAGTAGCCGTAACCGACCGGCTTTTAGCTGCTTCAGATTGCGCACGCTGCCGAAGACTAGTACGTCCAGACTTAGGCGTTTGTTTCCACGTAGCCAGCTCATTGTCAGACACACCTAACTCTTTAGCTAGCGCAATTTCTTCATCAGTCAAAGGGCCGGTTTCTTGAATAGTTTCTTCATAACCGCGCATCTTGTCTTCGTACTCTGCCATGCCAGCATCGTATTGACGAAGTAAATCACCATATCCGCGTGCTTCCATGTTTTTACGAACGCGGTCAATGTCGTCTTGATTGCCAGATGCTTGCGCTCTTTCAAGCGCTTGCACGCCCAAAGCTCGCTCATTTTGTCTGCGAAGCGTTGCGTTGTTTTCTTCTTGCGCAATGCGAGAATTAAAACCAGTCTGCGCGTTTCTAACTAAATCCCGCGTAACGTCTGCGCCCATATCAAAGAACGTAGCCGCGTTGTTTGCTGCGGTTTGCAAAGCAGCCAGCCGTGCTTGTTTAGTTTGTCCATCAAGAGTTTCGTCGGCTAGCGTAGCTTCTACTGCTTGCGAAATGTTTGCAATAGCCGCTTGTCCTTTAACGCTTTTAGCTTCTTGCTCTTCATTACGAATGCGGTCTCTAATCTGCCCTTGTTGGATAAGTGCCGTGTTATACTCGCGTTGCGTGCTAGTAGCCAGATTTGCAGTCTCAAGAGGATTAAGACCATATTGAGAAGCGGCTCTATTTGCAGCAGTTTGCAAAGAAGCAAGCTGATTAGTGCGCTGTGACTCATTAAGACTAGTATCTTGTAAAACTTCGTTCATTCGTTGCTTAATATTAGCAACAGCCGTTTGGCCAATACGTGCATTTTCAACAAGCTGAAGCTCGCGCTGCCTTTCTGCTTCAGCAAGGTTGCGCGCTTCAAGCGTTTCTGCTTGCCCGGCAAACAACCGCGCTTGCTCAGTGTCACCAATGCGCCCCTGAAACGCCGCTTGACGCTGCAAAGACTCAACACTGTTTGGGTCTAGTTGCGGGCGAAACGCAATTCCGCCAAGGTTGGCGCTTGCGTCTCTACCTGCCATGCTATTACTCCTTAGCTAAATAGACCTTCAAGGCCAAGCTGCTCAAGCAAGCTAGAGCCCGCAGGAGCCCCTTGCCCAATGCTGCCGATAGCCGTCATGCCCGCACCGAACAAGTTACCAAACAACTCGCTAGCTGCCTTCTCGGCATTGATTTGAGACTGAATGCCACCAAGGCCAAGCTGTGCGCCGTAGCCTGCGCCGGTAAGCTGACCAGTCTGCGCCATGTTAGCTGCTTGTTGCCCAATCTGCAAAGCGTTAAGCTGCTGCTGAATTGGCGTGAAGGCCGTTTCGTAACCTTGCAGGCCAAGCTGTCCGCCACGCTGTGCAAGCTCTCCCAGCATGCCAGCGCCTTGCTGTCCAAGCTGTGCTTGCTGCAGTCCGAGCTGCCCAAGGTTGGTGCCAAGCTGGCCTTGAAGCTGACCGGCTTGCGTTCCAGCCTGACCCATAGCCTCGAATGCTGCCTGATTGGTAGCCTCGGCGCGTGCACGGGCCATAGCAGCGTCTTCAGCGGTGCCGCCAAATTGCGAGCCGCGTAGCCCACCCCTGCCCATAGCAAACTCACGGGCCTGCTGTGCGGCCTGTGCGCGCTGCAGTCCAGGCTCTTGCAGTGCCATAGCGCGCTCAAACACTTGCTGCTCACGCCCTGCCGTGTCCATCATCGCTTGCTGCATGGCTTGCTGCGACGCCCCCAGGGCGCCGGCTTGTTGCCCTGCTAGGCCAGCCTGCCCAGCCTGCATCGCGGCTAGCGCTTGCGCATAGGCGGGGTTGGTCATGGCTTGTTGTAGTGCCTGGCCGGCAGCGTCAAAGCCCGCTCCAGCGCCCCCAAACATGCTCTGACCGGCTTGCATCATAGCCTGCTGTGGGCCTACGCCTACGTCTAAGCTGCCCGTAGGGTCAATCGTAGAGCGTCGTTAATTTCTTGAAGGCTACACGTGTTGCCGTTAACTTCAATGCGGAATCCAATAATCACTGACTCACCGCTCCCTTTTGCATTCACGCGATAGCGCTTAATGGTTGTAAGGCCAGGACCGTATTCGTCAGTCTGGTTGTAGTATGCTTCGTTGTACAGCGCTGGGGCCTGAGCGGCAATTGTCAGGGCCTTAGTGTAATCAAGGCGCCCCCTATACCCCCACCCTGCGTACGCCTGAGCGTTAGACAGCGTAGACACAACGGTAAAGTCAATCTGCTTTACAAACTTAGAGTTAGCAGGTTGACCAAACGTAAATGAATTAGACTCATACTTAAACTCAAACGGCTCATTATTATAGTTTAGGCCGTCATCGTATAAGAACAAGCCGTAGTCGCTAACGCTGCTTGCTAGCAACACGCGGGCTTCGCCGGCCACTTCGTAATACATGGCACGCTCCCAAGCCGTGTTGGTCCAGCGCGTCACCTTGTTGCCACCCGTTACGCTAGGCGCCCGCATTTCAATCGCAAACGCTTGCAAGTCGTTACTAAAGTTGACAACCGTTAAGTTTTCATCAGGCCAATACGACAGCGAAATGGTGGTCTTGTCTGCCGTAAGCGCAATGATGTCCGTGATGTCACGGCGTACGTTAGAAGTTAGATCGCCAAGCGGTGCAGACTTCTCTTGAATCGTGCGGCCCAGCGAGCGTACACCAGAGTCGTCAACAAACAACACGTCAGAGCCAATATTAGCAATGGCGTCGCGGTTCACGCAGCCAATGCCGCTGATAGTGTCTGCTAACACAATGCCGTCAGCGGCTGCAGGATCGCCTGTCGCTGCGTTGTTATACACCAAGATAGACTGACGCCCAAAGATAAACAAAGCGCCGTTGTGCGCCGCAATGCCTACAATGCGGTCAGTGCCGCTGGGCCAATATTCGTTGACGTTAAGGATGCCGCCAGTGTTTTGCGCATCGGCAGGCGTAGCGCGCCCATCGTACCACTGCGTGGCAATAAGCAGATCGCTGTAGTAAATCGTTTGGTAATCGTCGTTGACGCCGCTAACCCACAAACGCCCATAAGCGGCTGCAGCAATGTCACCGTTAATGGTGGCCGCAATGGTGCCGCTGTCGTCCTGTGGCTTAATATAGTCTACGTCATTGGTGCCGGTGAACAGCTTAACAATCGTGCTGCCATCATACTCAAGGCATTCGTTGCCAGAGCTAAACACGTACATCTTGTCGTTAAAGCTGACAATGCGGGCATCAGCCAACGCGCTGTCATCGACGAGGGCTGGATAGCTAATCTCGTCCAGCTCGTACGTAGGACCGGCGCTGGTGGTAAGCTTGCAGATAAAGTAGTCGTCTTGCAGCAGCGATCCAGCAGCGTTATACTGATACACACCCACCGTAGCAAGCACGTACACAGTGCCGTTAATGTCGCCGTGACCCAAGCGGTGCGTCTTAATTTCCGTGTCCGCTACGCCAGACGCTGCGCTATACGTTACGTTAACCGCAGTGGTAAACTCCGTCCACGGCTTACGCGAACCAATACGACCAAACTTATCTACAACAGCATTGTCGGCCACAAGCGCAAAGCCGGGGTCTTGCTGAAGCGGAGAGTCTTCCGTATTCAGCCCTTGAAACCCCGGAGCGCTAACCGTAATGTTCTGTTGTTGCTGCGCCATTACACAGTAGTCCAGATATTGTCAAGATCGTTAAGAGAAGCGTCCCAAGCAATAGCGTCGCTAAGGTACACATTAGCTAGCGAGAACAACTCTGCTGCCGTTTGCCCGCCCACTTCGCCACGCTCACGCGCAGCCATAGCTAGCGCTGTGTACACAACGGGCTTAGAGGGCACAAGAAGCACATCGTCTTTGTCGCTGAGTTCTGCTTGACGCTTGAAGCCGTATACGGTGTAGTTGTATACGTTATCAGGTTTCGGAAATAGCTGTATTTGGATGTCGTAATTGCTGTCTACACCGTTAACTGCATAATACTTAGGTTTACTGTTGGCGGGCGATGCGGCTTGTCGCTTGCGAATAGCGCTTAGCTGTTCTTGCCTAAGCTCCACTCCGTCATCCTTAATGATAGACTCTATTTTACCATAATTTCCGGCGTTTGTCAAGCTGTACAGGTTGTCGCCTGCAGCAGTCGCAATGCTCCACTCATACCGTAGCGCATTCCAAGTGTGTGCATCTTCAACAATCTGCTTAGCGTCATTCACTAACGCTACAACCATCTCCGCTACGGGATCATCAAGACCCGTTACGTCCGTTACGGGGTCTTCACGTAACCGCTGCAGCACTTGATTCACAGCTTCCAAATACGTCATGATAACATTCCTCTTGCTTGCGCAATGTAATCAACAAAAGGCGCAATAGCTTTCTTTTGGTAAGGCGTAAGGGTTGTGTACTTAAACAGCTCGGTCCACTTAGGCTCAAACGCAGCGCCTTCTGCAGCGGCAGCCATCATGCCCGTGCCGGTTCCGTTTCCGTCACCGTCGCCTTCGCCTTCGCCGTCACCATCGCCTTCTCCGCTACCGTCACCAGTACCACTGCCCTCGCCGCCTACAGCGACGCTTTCGTCTGCTCCCGTTGCAGGTTCCGGTGCTGGCTGCTCTACAGGCTCCTGTACGGGCGTAGGGGCAGGCTCAGGGGCCGGTAAGGGCTCAGGCGTAGGGGGCGTAGGGGTAGGCTCTGCCGGCTCTTGTACGGGCTCTACGACAGGCTCAGGCGCTGGCGGAGGCATAACAGGTTCCGGTACTGGCGCAGGCAGAGGCGTAACGGGCTCAGGAGCAGGCTCGGGTGCTGGTGCAGGCGGAGGCGTTACAGGCTCCGGTACAGGTTCCGGCTCAGGTTCCGGTACAATAGGCTCTGGTGCCGTAGTGTCAAGCACTAAGTCCGGCGGAGCAAACACATCCACAACTTCTTCTTCCGGTTCTGGAGCCGGCTCAGGCTCCGGTGCGGGGCCAGGAGCGGGTATATTGGTTTCTACGTTTTGCGGCAGCCCGTAAAAGTCGCCAACAACAAACGTATCTGGCACATCACGATTAATAATTTCGCCAGTTAGTACGTTAACAAAACGCCCGTCGCCTTCGTAGCGATACGGCTGCTCAGGGTCTACCTCTGGTGCTGGCGGAGGCGGCGGAGCAGGGGCCGGAGCAGGCGCTGGGGCTGGCGGTACAGGAGCCGGAGCAGGCGCCGGGGCTGGCGTTACAGGTGCCGGAGCAGGGGCCGGGGCGGGCGTAGCGCCACCACCGCCTTCTTCTTGTACGGGCTCAGGCTCTACGTACGTAGGCGGTTGGTCAAGGATAACCGGAACGCCACCAACTACTGCGTCTACTACAGGGGCGTTTTGAAAACCTTCAAGATCGTCGTCTTGGCGCTCTGCTTCCATAACAGCAGGGCCTGCGGCGCTAACAGCAGCTAGCGGAGCGCTAGCCGTGTCTATTACTGCTTGTGCTGGGCCGCCTAACACGTTGTTTATATTAGCATCTAAAGGAAGACCAGACAGCCCACCAGACAATCCGCCAGTCAGTACACCTTCAACAATGCTGTTTCCTTGCGCGGCTGCTAAAGTACCGCCAAGCGCTGCTCCAGTTACAGCAGAGCCTGCGCCTGCGCCAAGCGCTGCGGTTAATCCAGTGCTAGCTGCAAGGCTAGGCGCTACAACAGGCACGGCAAGGGACATAAGCCCGCTAGCAAGGGCCGCTAGCTCAGGGCGGCGTGTGTCACGATATGCACGGTTTTCCGGTAAGTTGCGCCACGCCCCCAGCTCTTCCGTAGCTTGCTGGTACTCTTCGGGCGTTAAGCTTCCAGCTCCTACGTCAGCACTAACACCCTGAGCGTCACGTGCTGCAAGAATCTGACGGTCCATATCTGGTTCGCCAGTCAGCTCTTGTGCAGCAATGCCGGTAGCGTTTTCAGGAACTGCAGTAGTAGGTTGCGTGGCAGGCCGTGATGCAGCCGTTACAGCTTGCGTAAGAGTCTGAGCCGGCTGCCCGGTTTGTGCAGCTACAGCGTCTTGAATTTGCTGTGGCGTAATAGTTACACCGCCAAAGCTTAACGGAATGCCAAAGCTAAAGCCACCCATTAGTCTTCCTCGTCCAAGCGCGACGTGCGCTTAAGGTAGAAGCGTAGCGCCGCCAAACCGGAACAAATACCAATCAATGCGGCAATCATTTGCATCCATTCCGTAATAAGCGGAAGATTAGCCGTAATGGCGCCAAGCACAGACGTAGCGGCTAGCTGGTCTGCAACTTTGTGTGCGTTGTCTTGTAGCTGTCCTTGCATTATTGGACTCCGCGCCAGTCTTTGCTTTGGAATAGTGCAGCTTCAGCGGCGCGGCGTCTAACTAAGCCTTCAAGGACTTGTCCGCCAGCACGCACCCAGCGCATCATCTGCTCCGGTACTTCTGCGTATTGGTAGTTGTTTAGCTTTCGGAGGAGCGTTGACTCTGCCAGATTGCCAGCGCCAAGGTTGAAGGTCCAGGATACAAGAGCATCGAACTGCTGTTGCGTAAGAGGGACTTCCACCAGCCGCGTAACATCCCTTTCAAAGCTTTCCAAATCTTCAATAAGAAACGCTTCAGCTGTCTCTTGGTCAATGGTATCTCCTTCCTTTACGTTAGCAGTGTGCCCATAGCCAATAGTCCACACCCCAGCAGGACACAGGTAAGCATCAAAACGGCAGCCTTCAAAGTGTCGTATGAGTTCAACTCCGTCTCTTCCTGTCCGCATTGTTCAATCCTGCCGTTGGCTAGAGCCAAAGTAAAAAGCGATAACGGTGCTAAAGCTACCAGTAATGCTGCCGAGAATAAGGTTGATAATAGCATCGCTGTTTTGCTCGTGAGGTAAAACCGTTACAAGGATGATGTAGCCAGCAAACAGGCAGCACAGAGAAATAGCTAAGAAGCGTGCCGTCCAATCTTTGGCAAAGTGCTTGCGCGCATCCGCTGTGTCAGCGGTTTGCAGGGCGTAAAGGTCTACGTCCAGCTCCTTCATGCGCGCTTCAAAGTCCAGCTCCGCCTTCTTAATTTCCGTGAGCTGCTCAGGCGTGGCTTGCGCTAGCGCTTTCTGTAAGCTGCGCTCGTCGGTGTCACAGCCCAGCACGCCAGCAATAACGGAAGCCGCAGCGCCGCCCAAAGGCCCTCCAAGGGCCGTTCCAAGGGTAGGCGCTACAGCCCCGACAATGTTCTTAATTGCGTCAAAGTTCACTGTTAGCGCTCCCTTGAATTCCACAAGTCAAACAAAACGCGAACCTTCTCCTTTACGGTCTCCAGTTCGCTGTGCATCTTAGCCAGCACAATAACCAAGCTGATAAAGCCCGCGAACACCGGCCATAAGGAAACTAGAAGCTCTAGCTGGCCGTCCACGGTACGCCCGCAGCCGTCGTCGGGTGCTTCTGGTCCTCAATCTTTTGCGCCAGCGCAGCTTCCGTCGCGTCCTTGTCTACCCCGTTAGCCCACACCCACGCTAGCACTTGGGCTTCGGTGAGGGATTCAAATGCCACGAAGTCCTCGGACTCAGGGTCAAAAGTAAACCCACACGTTCCATACGATGCCGCAGAGAATTCGCCATCTGTCGCGGAAACTCGCCAATGCGCCGTCTGCACTCCGCCGCTCTTAACGTCGCGCTCTTAACGTCGCGCTCCAAATTAGGCAAAGACCAAACGTATTCAATAGCCATTTTATGCTCCTTAAAGTGCTGCAATGATGAAGGCAAGAAGCTCAGAGTAACGCACACCCATGCGGCTCCGCTCCTCGCCGGTTTCTTCGTCGGTCCACGTTGAGTGAATAAACATGGCGTAGCGCCCAGCGTCTAAGCCTTCAGCTTCAAAAGCGGCTTGCAGGTCTTGGGCAATGATGCCGAAGTGGATACGGGCGTCGTCGCCTTTTTTTTCTACGGCAGATTTCCAGCGGAACTTACGCAGAAGGCCTTTAGCGGCTACGGCTACGCGGCGCTCGGCTTCGGATAGCTCCTCAATGTCTTGCTTCTCGTTAGCGTCGGAGGTCTGGATAGTGCTGTTGGTAGCGTAAATGTCGTCCCATCGTGCGTTTATATTTCCGAGATCATAAGCATTATCAGCACTTGTAAAGTTGCTTACATCCATCGGGGCAACAGTGTTTGTTCCAAAAACAATGCCAGCATGACTAGAAGAAGTGCTACCAATGGCAATATTGTTAGATGAAGATACCCCAATACTCCCCACCGTGGTGCCGTCTTTGCGGAAGTCTAGTATCTGACCATCATCGCCCGTGTTGTTAAAATAGACTACTGGGTCGCCTGCTCCAGATGTTTCTTTTGCAAAGCCAGAGCCGCTGTTAGACAGCATTACACCGCCGCCGCTGGTGTTGTTGAACAAAGTAGTATCAGTCGTCCCCACCAGCAGATTGCCGCTGGAGTCGATGCGCATGGCTTCGGTGCTGTTTGTCTTAAAAGTAAGGTTGTATGCGCCGGACGTAGCGATTGAATAATCAGCAGCAGCATAGGAAACAATATTTTGTTCTCTATATTGCGTACTGCCGGTATCCTCGTAGAAGCTGATGTCGCCGTTATGGTCAATCTTCATGCGGGTTGGTGCGCCGTCTACGCCAGCATTGGTAGTGCTGTGGAATGTCAGGCCTACATCTTGAGCTAAACCATTGTAGCGGCGAATAGCGGCATAATCTAAAGATGGACTACCCCACACAATATCGTTACTGTTCCCTCTGAAACTTACATCATTATCCCCATCCACAGTCAGCCCATCAGCCGTGACTGTGCCGGTTACGTCGATGCCGGTGGCGGTGGTGGCAAACTTAACAGCATTGTTGTGATACAAGGTAACTGCACCATCGCTTGCAAAAATTGCTTTATTCTCCGTGCCAGCGGCGTTTCTTATGTTTACGCCACCATCACCTTGTAAATACAAAGCGCCTGTACCAGTGTCTTGAACATAAGACGCGCTACCATCGTGATAAATCTGCAGGTCAGACCCAGCACCGAAGATAGCCTTGTCGTTGTCGCCGAAGGTCATATCCCCAGACGAAACAAAAGACGTACCAGTAATGGTCGTCCCCGTAATCGCCCCGGCACTCGACCCGCCGATGGTCACGCCGTCGAGCGTTCCTCCATTAATGTCGGCTGTCGTGATCGTTACCGATCCGATGGTGCCGCCTTCAATCTTGTCGCCGCTGATCTGGTCGTTAGCCAGCGTCAGCGTACCCGCCGATACGTCCAGCGTCTTGCCCGCCCCGACCGTTACGTCGGAGGTGGCAATGGTTGCTCCGGGTAAAGAGTCTTTTGCGCCAAAGTTGGTCGTGGGGGTATACGTAATAGCCAATGTGTTTCTCCTAAAACCTATTGCCTTTAACTTTATTTTCGTAGGCAGTTATAACTTGAAGGTTCCAAGGAACATGCAATCCGCAAACTCCTTTTCCTCTTAATGGAATAATATGGTCTACTTGATGCGCAATACCTGTAGCTTCTGAGCGTAAATCGCGTAGTTCATATATTTCTTCAATCATCCATAAATGATCTTCAGTAAGCCATAAAGGAGTAGCTTTAAGTTTAGACGCGTTGCGTTTCTGTGTTTTTGCGCTAACTTTGTGTTTGTTCTTTTTTTGCCAAGCAGCTATTCTAAGTTTTGTTTTTTCTTTATTTTTATTTTCCCAGCGCTTTTGCAATTCTCTATGTCTTTTATAATTTTTTTCTTTCCACAGCTTAGTTGCTTGCTTAATTTGTTCTTTATTAGCCTTATAGTATTCTTTTGTTTTTTTGCTATTACATTCTTTGCAATATGACATTAAACCATCTTTACTGGTTTTTTTCTTGTAGTATTCTGTTACGGGCTTTACGTCCCCGCAGACTCGACATTCTTTCATGCTGCTCTCCGCCAAGAGAAGCAGGGGTACTCAGCGTGGCGGCGCTTTTCCCCCTGCGGTTAACTGCTTAG